AGGTTCTCGTCGAAAGCACACCCGGCTCCGGTGGCATCGTTAACTGGAGTCCGATCACCGGCCTCACGTCTCCTATTGGCTTCGGTTCTTTTCCGGCCGGAGCAACTTACACGACTCCGGCTCAACGACTGGCATACGCGATCTACAAGGTTATCGATAATTATGCCGTATCTAATCCTTATGGCGGTATCTATGCGAATAGCTACCTAGGCGTCTATACACAGAGCGGCGCGTCTTCCGGTCAAATTGAAATCAAGAGCCGTATCATCGCTCTTACCGACAACGGCTATAAAGTGTGGATCGAGTTTAACTCTGATCCTACCGGAGTAACCGGCCTTTCTGAACTGGTTGATGTTTCTACTATACAGGCAAGCGCAATAAACCCAGGTCGTTTCATGGCTCGACTGGGAACGTTTACCGGAGGTACTGAAAACGCCGTTGACCAGGTCTATGTGGACGGAGTTCGTGTTAATACGAACAGGATTTACTGGCAGACGTCAAACTCCGCGACGATGTCAGCTGTCGTAAGTGACATTAATTTGACCACGTCAGCCGTTGAATACACGGCTAGTTTTTCCGACGGACGTGTTGTTCTGACTTCCAATCCTGGTTACGGAGCTGGCGCTAACGGAAGGGTTATTACTGTCTATACCGTCGGCAATGTAAAGGTCGGGACGGCTGTTTCTATGGCCGGAGGTAAGGACGGCGTGTCGCCTCTTCCTAAGATTGCAACCTACACACTTGGAGGGGCGCAGGACCCTGGTAAAAAGGTTACGCTTATCGCTACTCCTACGCTCGACAGCGCCAACCCACTTTACTGGGGGGCTTCCCGCGTATCTGGAACGAAACCTGTGTCGGCCCTTACGTTTAAGACCAAGGCCCACATCACCAGCGGCTCCAGTCTTTTCTTTTCCGGGGTGAACCAAGTAACCAAGTGGGGCAACAATGGCACCGGAGCCGGCTTTATCAACCTGTCCAACAATGAAGGCGGCAACGAGTCTCTGACGGCCCTGGCTTTGTATCAAGGCCAGTTGGCCGCCTTTGCACGCCGGTCTATTCAGCTGTGGGCCATCGACACGGACCCGGCCAATAATCGACAGGGGCAGATCCTGTCTAACACCGGCACGTTCGCGGCCAACAGCGTTATGTCGATCGGCGAGATCGACGTCTTCTACTTAGCCGACAGCGGCGTCCGGTCCTTGCGCGCGCGAGACGCATCCAACGCTGCCGTCGTCAACGACGTCGGAACTCCGATTGATGGTCTTATCCTGTCCGACCTGTCGACGATGACCGAAGCCCAGAAGGCCGCTTGCCATGCCATCATTGAACCTATTGACGGTCGTTACTGGCTGGCGGTAGGGTCGAAGGTTTACGTTTACTCTTACTTCCCTAATAGCCAGGTCGCTGCCTGGTCGACCTACGAGCCGGGCTTCAGTATCTCACACTTTGCCACCAAGGACGCCCGGGTGTACGCCCGTGCCGGCAATGTGATCTACCTTTACGGCGGCGCGAACAACGCCGAGTACGACAACAGCCAGGTTGAGGTTGTCCTGCCCTACCTTGACGCCGGCAAGCCGGCACACCAGAAGACGCTCAACGGCATCGACATGACGTGCGAAGGTTCGTGGGCCATGTCAATCGGCATGGACCCTGTTGCTCCCAATGCCAGGGACACGGTCGCCACAGTAACCCAGCCTACATTCAGCCTTGGCCGTATCATGGCTTTTGGCACCGGCACGCACGTCGGCATCAAGCTCGTCAATAGTTCCGATGGCTACGCCCGCATCGCGAACATCATTGCCCACTTCGACGCCAATGAAAGCGACTGAACTGTACCCAGAAGGGGTCCACCACGTCACGGGCCTTATGCGGTCAAAGGATCGCGAGGAAATCTTCGCCACGCAATGGTCTGACGACCCTTGGGCGTTCGCCAACCAGGTCCTTCGGTGCGGCGACTTCGGCTTCGTGCTGCACGCAGCCGACGGAGAACCTGTCGTGTGCTGCGGTGCTGTTCCGATGTGGAATGGCGTCTGGTCGGTCTGGATGTTTGCGACAGATCGCTTCGACGAGATTGCCTTGTCTACTCATCGCTTTGCCAAAAAGGTGTTCTTTCCGGCGCTGGACGCCGGCGGATGGCATCGCCTAGAATGCCGAAGCCTAGGAACGCACGACGTAGCCCACCGATGGCTGGAGGTGCTTGGTGCCTACAAAGAGTCGGAAGCTGACAACTACGGAAAGAACGGAGAACCGTTCGTCGTGTATTGCTGGACAAAGAAGCTTTCGGAGGCACAATCTAGCTAACGGCCATGTGCTTCAGCAGCAAAAAATACAAAGCTCTCCAGTCCCAAGCCCTTCAGCCGGCTCAAGACCCAAACGCTCCGCGTAGCTACGCCTCGACCGATCAAGGAACCCCTATTGCGACTACGATGGCTCCTATGCAGACTGACCCAAATCTAAAAGGCTTTGCCGCGTTGGCAGCCATGTCGCAACAGCCTGGAGGTCTTCGTATGGCTAGCACAGGCCAAGGCGCAAACTACGCTGCTCAACCAATGGCAAAAGCTGTCCCAAAGATGATGGGAGCATCGAGGGTAATCTCCTAATGTGCTTTGGAGGAGGAGGCGGTGACGGTGGCGCTGCTCAAGCTCGCGCTGACGAGGAAGCACGCCAGGCCCGTATCAAGCAGGGTGTCTCTAACATTGATGCCCAGTTCGCCCAGTTCGGCGACGATTATTTCAACAAGCGCAAGCAGGCTTACACCAACTTCGCCATGCCCCAGGTCGGCGAGCAGTTCAAGCAAAACGCCGACCAGCTGGCCTATTCCCTTGCCCGCAGCGGCCTTGGTCAGTCCAGCGAAGGCGCGCGCCAGGGCGGCATTCTGATGCGCGACAACGCGATGGCCCGGCAGCAAATTGCCGAAGGCGCTACCGGCGAAGCCCAGAAGGCACGCCAGGCCGTCGAGGATCAGCGTTCCAACCTTATCAGCCAGCTCCAAGCGTCGAGCGATCCGACGATGGCGGCCAACAATGCCCTCCGCCAGGCCGGCGTCCTGCAAATGCAGACCGGCTTCAACCCCGTCGCCAACCTCTTCCAGAACACTACCGGCGTCCTATCCGCGGCCAACCAGGCCGGCGCTTATTCTGGCGGTCCTGGCTTGGGTGCCTACAAGGATTACTTCGGCATCGGCAAGCCCCGCTCATCCGGACCCCGCGTCGTCTAAACCATGTGCGACCCCATTACAGCTTCCATCGCCCTAACGGTTGCCGGCACCGCCGCTCAAGCCGCTGGAGCCAACCGCGCGAAAAAGGCGATGCAAGGCGCGCAGTCTGCCGAACGCACCCGCCAGCGGGGGTTGCAGGATCAGTCGGCTGCCGTGCAGGCCGCCAACGAGGGCAGGTCCACGCGAGGTGAGCAAGACGCGATGCAGGGCAGGGCTGAAGCCGAACGGCGATCTGAATATGCCGCAGCCACCGAGGCTGCCCAGGCTCCCGTCGCAACGACCGGTGAAAACCTAGCCGGCGACCAGTCGGCCAACGCCATCATCGCGGCCGAGCAAAACAAGGCCAAGGCCAATGCCCTTGGCTACGCCGGCCAGCAGGGCAACGCCAAGGCTGGCCTGCAGGGCTTTTACGACCTTCAGCTGGGCAACGCCCTAGCTAACTCCCGTGCCGCCCAAGAGCAGGCCCGCCTTGGCAACTTCATGCGCGGATCGTCCGACGTCCTTGGCCTAGAGATGCAGGCTGCGTCGCAGAAGGGTCAAGGCTTGCAGACCCTTGGCGCCCTACTGAACACCGCCGGCGGTATCACCGGCATGGGTGCAGGTGCAGGCTGGTGGGGTGCTGCCCCGTCCCAAGCCGGAAACATCGGCACCATTGCAAGCCAAACGCTCAAGCCCGGCATGACGTTGCAGGACGTCGTACCTCTCACCGGCCAGAACTACATGACCGGGGGCGTCGTGCCTTTTGGCACGCAGCTGACCGGCGGCATTGCTAACCCTGCCCTTCCTGGGGCAACTACCTTTCGACTTCGATAATGACAAAGTTCGCCACAGGCGGTGACCCGGCTTGGGCTTCCGTCTTTAACAACATCGCCGGCATGTACGACCCGAAGGTCGAAGCCGAAGGTGCCGCCTTGCGCGCTAAGCGTGCTTCGCTTGAGTCGGACGCCCGCTACAACACCGCCCGCGCGGCCGGCGCCGAGGACCAAAACTCTGCCCTTGGCGAGGCGTACCTGGCATCCGCTGGCTACACCCCCGGCGAAATTGCTGCGATGCGAGCGGCCCGCTCCGGCAGCGTTTACGACATCGCCCACGGTCAGAACGCCTTCCGCGGTCGTACCGCCCTGGAAACTGGCAAGCCGGCCACGGCCTTGCCGCTGCTCGGACAGGCCGCCGCCCTTGATGACTACAGCAAGGGTGCAGCTTACGACGCCTTGGTCCGCACCCCTGGCGGCACTTTTGACCGTGAGATCCTTGCCGCCCTCGCCGGCGGTTCCGCCGAACGTGGCGGCAACCTGGTCCAGCTAGGTGCCGACGGAAAGTGGACGCTTGGCCCTGTCACCGCCGAGGGCCAGGCCAGGGTCGGACTACTTGGCACCCAGGGTGTCAACGATACCAGCCGAACCACCTCCCAAAACACCGTCGACGCGGCCCGCGCTGGAGCCATCACGAAGACCGGCGACGCCACGGTAGACCTCCGCCAGGCGCAAGCCGGCGCCGCAACTACCGTTGCCGAGTCGAAGGCCGAGAACCTTACCAACTTTACCCAGGCCCAGATTGATTTCCTCAAGGCTAGGGGTGTCAGCCTGGCTGACTTGACCTCGGCCCGCGTTGGAACTGAAACCGCCAAGCAGGGTGCCATCGGCCAGGGTGCTACCGATAAAACCCGCGAGACGGACGCCCGCATCAATCGCATCAACGCCAACATCAATAACGACGCCCTCAAGGCAGCTGCCGACGCATCAAATGGTGTTGATCCTATTAAGAAGGCCAACGCCGAGGGGCAGCTGCGAGACACCATCAGCCAGTTCTACGGCAAGGAGTTCTCCGAGAACCTTGGAAAGCCTGGCGCGTGGGAGCAAGTGGACCCGGTCCAGAAGCGCGCCCTAACCGAACGCACCCTAGAGTACGTCAAGAAAGGTTTAGACCTGGGTACGGCCATGAAGAAGTCCGAAGCAGACCACGGTTTGACCGGCGGTACGGTAAAGGGCCAAAAGTCCACCCTCTTCGGTCTGAAGAAGTCCCCGGACGGCAAGATCACCCTGGATGGCTTTAAGATGCCATCGGCTCTGGCCGACACCGTCACCGGTGCTGCCACCCAAGGGACGCCGGCTACGCCCGCCCCCACCATGGCTCCATCTACCGCGGCTACCCCCGCGGGCGGCGAGATTGTTGTTCAGACGCAGGCCGACATTGACAACGCGCCAAGCGGGGCAATCCTAATCGTTAACGGCAAGCGCATGCGTAAGCCGTAAGCGATGGCTGAACAATTCGACACCTCTAAACTGATCCCCCTCGACGTCAGCGGCCTGGTTCCGCTGGACGAGGAACCGAAGCTGAACATCAGCGGGCTGTTGCCTGCTGATGTTCCTGCCGCGACCGACGTCGACCGCGTCATGCTCGGTCAGCCGGTTGCACCGACCAGCCCCCTGGCGGCTGCGTTCAACCAGGGGGAAGCCCTTGGCAAGCCTTCGCAGTACCCTGCCCGTATCGGCAAGACCGTGGTCAAGCCAGCGTTCGATTTCACGACCGGAAAGACCGGCGCCGTCCACGACGCATTCACGCGCGCGTGGGAAGGCGAAACGCAAGCCGATCTTGTGGGCGAACTTTCGGC